CCCTTGATGGGTACGCGCATGACTTAGAAGTAAGTCGTGACCCGCACGTAACCGTCGCCGCCAGCACCGCCAGCACCGCTGTTCGCACTCGTGCCGTTGCCGCCACCGCCACCGCCTGCGCCCTTGCCGCCAGCGCCCCCAGCGCCGCCAGCACCACCCGTACCGGAGCCGCCACCCCCACCGCCAGTGCCAGCGAGGAAGCCGGTTACGGCTGCGCCAGCCGTTCCCGCAGTGCCAGTAGCGCCGGATGCGCCCAATGCCCCGCCGCCGCCCACTGTGTAGGCATTGACTGTGCCGCCAGCGGCTGCGGTTCTCACGGTGTCGGCGTTGTCTTGGCTGCCGCCACCACCGCCGCCCGGGCCACCGAGCATCGAGCTACCACCGGCAGAGCTGGCTACGCCTGTCGCAGTCGTGCCGCCTGCTGCACCGCCGCGCTCGGCATTGCCAGCTACGGTATCCGTGCCGCCTGCGCCACCCTCACCGACAGCATCGCCCGTAGTGGCGCTACCGTATTTCGGGAGGGCTCCGGCGACACTGGTCGCTGCCGCGTTACCACCGGCAGCAGCGGAGCCAGCCCCCCCACCACCGGACCGTGCGCCGCTGGACGAAAGACCGCCGTTACCGCGCCCGCCCCCGTATGCGGTGACATGCGTGCCAAAGGTCGTATTTCCGCCCACCGTGCCGGTGTTGCCTGAGTTGCCGGTTGCAACCGCAGTCCCGCCCGGCCCGCCAGTGCCAACCGTGACCGTGACGGTCGCAGCAAGAGCAGAGGCCGAGAATTCACGGCGAACGAATGCACCACCGCCGCCGCCAGTCCCGCCGCCTCGATTGCTGCCCGCAGCGAATGCAGCACCCGACCCACCGCCACCACCAGCACCAAGCGCCTCGACCACGACAACCCGCCCGCCGTAGTTGGTCCATGTGCCGCTGGCAGAAAACTCCTGCACGTCCACCATCGGGCGCGACAGGCGGAAATCCGTGCCGTCGTAATACGCATCGCACAAACGCCCGTTCGGAATGTCGCCAGCCGCGAGCGCACGGCCATCGGCAGACTTCAGCGACTTGTAGCCCAGCGAGTTGATCTGGAGTTGCGCCGTGCTCGTGTTCGCGTGCGTCGAGATGAAGCGAACAATGGTCCCAGTCGTATACCCCGTAGGAGCCGGGGAGATCGTCACGACGTACTGATTGACCGTGCTGCCCTGCGCTTCCGTGCCTCGGATCAGGATTTCGCCAGAGAAGCCCGCGAAGTCGTTGGTGAGCGTCGTCTTGATGAGCCGAAGGTGATCGTCCGCCGTCGAACGGGCATCGGACCCCGCAGGGTTCGTCGTGACCAGTCCGCCGACGTGCGACGTGCTTTCGAGTGCCATAGCTTCTCCCTGCCGCCTAGAGCAGCATCTGGATTCGTCTTGTTGTGGGGGTTACTCGCCCGTGAAGATGTTTGAGCGACCCCGGCCAGCGAGGTCCGAGCGCAGCGGCGCCATTGCTTTGGCGCGGTTGTCGGCAATCTTCAACTGCCGCACCCCTTGCAGGAATTGCGGTTCGTAGATGCCAAAGAGCTTGTCATCTCGCGCCCACCTGGCCGCCTCCACCATGCATGCGGCCAGGTAGATGTCAGGCCGTCTCGTCAGCAGCGCATTCGTGGTGTTCGTGCCAGAGAGGTTGGATGACTTCAACATCCTGAACTTGCCCGAGTAGCCAGAGTCCGCGGGGCAGTCAAAGCGGATGTTCGCCCCGTCAATCGCCCAATACTTCGGCTGGCCGTTGTCGGTGTCGTAGGGCAGTTCCTGAGGTAGCGCGGGGTCCAGCAAGACGCGCTCACCGCTCACGATCAGCCACAGCGCAATGGGCGAGATGTACCCAGATGGGACAGCTACATAGTTGACGCCAGTTGTCAGCGTGAGTGATTCCTCGGACTCATAGTTGTGCAGCAAGTGCAAGTCGTTCAGACGCGCTTCTGCGAGCGCGATGAACTCAGTCGCCCTGTCTGTGAACGTTGTATCCGACCGATGGCCGTAGTTCTGAATCGCGGTCTGCAATTCAGCATAGGTGGAAATAGCCACAGGCTTAACTCATGCGCTCAATGGCGCGTTCGATTTCGAGCACCAGGCCCTTGCGGTTCTTGCCCGCGATTTCCTCGGCCCGCAGAGCCTCCAGCGCCAGCTTTCCCATCGTCGGGAGCTGCGGCAAGATGCGAATAACCGGGTGGGACAGGAGGTCAGCCCCCGCGCTGTCAGCGGAGTCTTGAGCCAAGTCTGCGTCCAGCGTCGGGACTGGCGCAGCGACTGCCGGCGCGGACTCCTGCGGCTTCGCGCTGTAGTCCGGCGCTTCGCCTTCGTTCAGCAGTCTCCAGCCCATCGCTTTGTGGCGCTCGACATCGGAGGCGTCGTAGCAGACATGCGTGCCGTGTTCTCCAATCATCCAGTAGGGCATCGTCTTTCCTCTTCAGCTTCCGTTGGGATCGTTGGAGCCGCCCGGCTGGCGCAGAAGGAACTCGTGAAAGTTGCCGGGGAACGCCTTTTCAGCCGTGTGGTGAGTGATGTTTAGGTCGGGGACCAGATAGATCGGGCCGCACTTCTCGCGCCAGCGACGCGCGAAGGCGAAGTCCTCGCCCCACCAGACATGCTGATGAGCCCCGTGGTTGAACAGGTCTACGTGGGGACTGTGCCGCTCGCCGTAACACAGCTCGGGGTAGTTCTCGATGAACTTGTTGACAGCGGTTTTCGTGACCTTCAGGAAGCCAGCGGGAATTGAATGCGCAATCAGTGCGCCATCCGATTCCCTGAGCATCGGGCGTCCGTCAGGGCTGGAGAACACCGAGCCCATGTACTCTTCTTCGTCCTTCTTGAAGCGATACGTCCCGGCGACGACATCGCCTTCGGTTTCGATGAGCCTCAAGAGGTCGCCAGGTTCCCAACTCAGGTCGTGGTCGATGAAGACCGCCACAGTCGCACCACCGTTCAGCGCCTTGCGCAGCAGCTTGGCCCGCGCCGCGCTGATGTACGGGCATCCGACTTCAACGACAAGGCCCTCATCCCATCCAGCCGCCGTGATGAGCGGTATCGACGCCTTAAGGCTGTCGATGGTCTGTTGGTAAGGTCGCGTAATCGTCGGGATGCAGAAGACAACCTTCTTCTTCGGCTGGTCCTCTTTGTCGTCGGCGGTCATCACCATGACGCCACCGCCAGAGACGATGGGAGAGTAGGTTTCTGGCATTGAAAATTGGGAAAGGGGCGCAAGGCCCCCTTCAGTTGGTTGCTGAATCCGGGCGCATGCCCGGCTCGATTACGCGGTGGCCCAAACGCCCAGACCGATCAGCGTCTTTTGGATTTCCTGCAGCGCGGCCAGTTGGGTCGCGCCGAAATCCGTGCTGGTCGCCAGCGCAGAGGTCGCGTGGACGGCGGAGCTGTACGCCCGCTGCGCCACCGGAGCGGCGCCGTAGAACGCCACCTTCTCGCTGGAGGCGGTGCAGATTTGAGCGCCATCGGGGCGCCCATCGGTCACAACAAAGTAGGTTGCCATGTTCTTTCCTAGAACGTGAAGTGTTGGATGGAAGATGAAGGAGGGGCGCTAGGCCCCTCGCTCATCAGTTGGTCAGGCGCACAGCCCAGGCCGGGCGGAAGACCTTGAAGCCCCACAGCGCGTCGATACGCACCAGCAGTTGGTCGTTACGGATGTCCGAGGCCATCCACACGCGAAGGCTCATGTTGTCCTTGCGCTTGACCACGCACTTGTGCGCGTCGTCCATGACCGGGAGGTCGGCCATCACGAACGCGAACGCATCGCGGTGGTACATCAGGTTGTGGCGGTAGGCCGTCGAAGCCGTACCGATGAAGGTCATCGCCTTGCTGTTGAAGTCCGTCGTGGCGAGCGCCGCGCTGGAAATCGAGCAGACGTTTTGCTTCGCGCCCGTCAGGTACGTGGCGGGCGAAACCGTCACGGCGCCCGTCGATGCGGCGGTAGCGACGAACTGCTGCAGGTAGCCCAGCGACTGCTTCGTTTCCGGGTGGCAGGCGTAGACACCGGCCACGGTGAACACGTCGCCGGCATTGATGTTGCCGTCAGTCGAGTTCATCGTGATGGTGGTGCCGCCGTCAGTCACGCCAGCCGACGCGCTAGTGTTCACGGTCACGTCGCCGCCCACGGTGTGGACGTAGGTGCGCTCGTTTTCGTAGAAGTCGGCCATCTGGTTGCGCCCGATGTAGCCCTCCACGAATGCCCGCTTGATCTGGTTGTCAGGCAGGAACAGGCCCTTGTAAGCGTGCGTGATGTTCGCCATGGTGAGCGAGTCCACCTGCAGCGAGCGGTTCGTGTCCTTGGGGGCCAGGCCAGCGTTCAGGCGGGCGCGGGCTTGACCGAGCGCCAGCGTGTTGTCCGAAGACGAACCAATCACGGTGCCAGCGGTGCCGACCACGTTATAGGTTCCCAGCGTGGCCGTTTCCAGCGCCTCGCCGTCGATCTTGGACATCAGGCGGGAGATGGCCGGCTCGATGTAGCGGGCGGAGAACCGCTCGACATCATCGGGGCTGTCCGTGTTCAGCGCCAGCTCGTCCGACGTGAAGGCCATGTCAACGCCGTACTGCGTGGCGAGGGTGATGGTCTGCGTCGATTCGTTCTGGTCCTGCACGTCCATGACGCGCGAGCCGGTACGGACTTCGTACTCGTTGGGCTCACGGACTCGCAGGGTGGAGCCGATCTTGGCCCCCTTCTGGGCGAACGAATCATCGTACTGACGGTTGACCGTCCCGATGAAAGTCGCCTTCTCGCTCGCCACCGCGAGCGATTCTTTGGCGATCATGTCGATCACCTTCAGCGTGTTGCTCATTGAATTTCCTCAGCGCCTCTCGGCGTTAGAAGTTGCTGATGTGAGTCAGCGTTTGGACTTGCGCTCCTGCCTCCATGCCGCGTATTCCGCGGGGCTCATTTCGGATGGGAGCTTCGTGTTGCTGGCGCTGCTGCCCCCGACCTTCGTCACCGGCTTGGGCAACTGTTCGGTCCTCGGCTTGGCCGCTACCTGCTTCTTCAACTGGTCGAACTGACGCGCCTTGTCGAGCGCGAGAGCAATCGCGGGCTGGTGCAGCATGAATTGCGCAAGCTGTTGGCTGTTCAAGCCCAGCGAGCGCGCATAGCCTTCCAGTTCCGCGTCCTTTTGAGGGGACCAGTCTTTGATTTCACGCTGCAAGAACGCTTGTGCGTCACGGGCGCGCTTGGCAATTTCTTGCTGCTGCGCCTGCTGCAACTGCTGCTGCTTCTGCGTGAGGGAGCCCGCCAACTGCTGGCGCATGGCCTGCAACTGGCTGAACTCGATTTGCAGTTTCTGGGCCTGCGTTGCGTCCTGTGCGATCAGCGCATTCCAGTCCAGTTTCTGGAATGCCTGGAGCCGGTCGTCAACCGTCTGCATCTGCGCCGCTTCCCGCAGGAAGGTCTGGTGCAGTTGTGCCGTTTGGCGGAACGACTCACGCTCGCTTTCAAGGGCCTTGCGGTGTTCCGCTATCTCCATCGTCTTGCGCGTGTAGTCGCCGTGCATCATCCTTTCGGACTTGAAGCGGCCCAGCGCATCGCGGTTGCCCTTGATCTTGACGCCCTCCAGCTCCTCTTCTACCTCGTCCGGCTCGGGTGTCTCGATCAGGTCGAGTTCCGCGCCTTCGGTGGTCGTTTCGGTTGGCTTCGGGTCGGTGGCAGCGGACGTTGCTGCCGGGGTTGCGGGTTCCTGAGCCGGATTGTCCGCGTTGTCGAAAAGCATTTCTGCTCCTTTAAGTGGCGTCTCTCGACGGACACTTGCGCCAATCGTTGCGGGGTTGCCCCGCTACGCGACCGGGCGCTGTTCGGTCGTGTTCCTATTGCGTGGTGACGCGCTCCAGAATGTGCGAGTGGCCGTACTCGCGGCCTCTCGGGTATTTGGTGTTGGCAATCACCATCGCAGATTCAGGGCCGGTCGCCTCGATGACGCCGTGAATGGTCCAGTCCTTGACTTCGCACCATTCCAACGGCTTGCCGTCCGGGCCGGTGAATTTCTCTCCGGTCTTCTTGTACTTCGGACGCATCACGACGAATTGCATCTACAACTCCATCAACAAGGCGACAATCTGCGCCTCTTCATCGTCCGACTCGGCTTGTAGCCGCGCCTCGTAGACCATCGCCAGCACTTCTGCGGCAAGGAACCGCATGTAGCCCTCGTCGTAAGCGATTTTCGACCGCTTAAGGGCTTCCCTGAGGCTTCTTTCCTGCTCGCTGGCGGTGGCGGCCAGCGACTCCAGCATCCCCGGGCCGTCGTAATTCCTGGCCTTCTCAATCGCCCGCTTGGCGATCTTGGATACCGTCTTCTCGACCTTCGGGGCCGGGTCGATTTCATCCCTAACCCGAGCCCTCTCAGCCCTGACTTCCTCGTCAGTGCGGATTTGGCTGTAGTAGTGAACCCACTCTCTGGGGGTATCTCTGCGATGACCCGGGGTGTAGCGGCGGTCTGCCTGCGGCTCGACCGATCCAGAATCCCCAACTCCATCAACCGCTCCGCCGCCGCTCGCGTTTCCATCGGCCTGAGCGATGCTGCTGCCGGTCGCGCTTGCTGTGCCTGCGGCTGATGCGGCTGCAATCGCAATCGCAATGCTTGCGCCGACTGCTGCCGCTGTGCCTGATCCGGTTGCAGAGCCGTCGCCCTCAAATACCCCGCCAGCAATGCCAGAGGCTGTGCCCGTGCCTGTTGCGCTGCCTGCGGCTTCTGCCGTGACTTGGCTTGTCGCTGTGGCGGTCCCGGTTCCACTGGCCGCGCCCGCTGCTTCGGAAGTGACCGCGCTTGTTGCGGATGCCGTGCCTGTGCCTGATGCCGCACCAACCGCTTGAGCGATGCTTGCGCCCGTTGCGGCTGCTGTTCCGACTCCACTTGCGGAGCCAGGGGCAACGGAGATAGCCGCGCTCGTGGCCGCTGCTGTCCCGGTTCCCGTCGCTGCTCCGGGCTGGGCGGTTACCGCGTTGCCGGTGGCTGTTGCGGTTCCTGTGCCCGTGGCTGCGCCTACTGCGCTTCCGCTGGCCCCACCAGCCAGCGGGAGGACTAACCGCCTCATACCAGCACCATCGGCGGGGTGTAGACGCTACCCGGAGGGTCGATGTAGTTTGTGGCCGCAGGAGGGTGCGGGCCAAGGTTCACACCGTTTGTGTTGGTCCAGACTGGACGAGTGCCACGGTAGTAGACCTCGTCCGGCGTGTCCTGCCTGCTGTCTAGCCTGCTGCGGAAACTGCGGTATTCAACGATGTCCTTGGCGATGTGGGGGATGCTGAAGGGGCCGAAGTAGGCGAGCTGGCGAAGCGTGCTGTCTTGTAGCTGGGCTCCGTCTGCTTGGATGTCGGTGTCCGTGTACCAAAACTCTCCCACTTGACCGTCAAAGAAACCAGACGGCGAGCTATTAACTAGTGCTCCAACCGCCATTGTGTCGATGCTTGTTGGAGTCTTACTTGTAGTTGATTGGGTGTGTACGACTGAACCTGGACTTTCAAGAACCGCCCCGCGTCGATTGGAAGCTGAGATGAACCGCCCAACAATGAATATCCACTGATTGGTTGTTAATGTTCCCCAGTCCGCATTGGCAACCCCTGCGCCATCATTTACAGCAAGTCGCCAACCAGTTGTCGTCTGACCAATGGAAAATAGCCTGGTTGTAGACGCCGTGTCAGCAAGCGCCCAAAATCTTTGAACGCTCGCTGCTTGTGTGGGGCGCACCCACATCCCCACCGTAAATGGATATGTCGTGATGACCGGCGCAGCATTTTGCAGCCTCTGACTACTCGCACTCGCAAACTGCGCGCTCATGGCCTAAGCGCTTTCGTACTTGACCGTTGTGTAATACGCCTCGTGGTTCCCTGCCGTGCTGTTCAGGTTGACCCCGGTGTTATGCACAAACCACAGGCCGAACTGCACCGGAAGCACTCCACCGAACAACCGCGCAACGCTGAACCCGCCCCACTTGTACGCCGTGTCGCTCGTGCTGTGCGTCGGGATGATCGTCACCAGACGCATCAGCGTCTTGCTTTCCGCCGTCACGGTCAGTGCCGCATCGCTTCCCGTTGCGCTCGCCGTGAATTCGGTGTCGTCGTAACTCGCGTAGCACCAGACTTCAATCTGCCTGCTCGCCGTGGGGCCGGTGCCAGTGGTGAACTTCCCGCCGATGATGACGTCGATGGCGTCGAGCGTGTCTTTCTGGTCTACCGCCGTCGATTCAAATCCGGCCAGCAGGTTTGTGTCGCTCGCCTTGCTGGCGATGGTCCACGTAAACGCCGTGGGAGTGCCGTAAATAGGGGTTGCCGTTGCCATGTCTTAGCCCCTCGCCTCTTGCACGTCCTGCGGGTCGATCACTCGGTCAAAGCCGAGAGTCGCCGCATACGGGCCATCCACTTCGCCCAACGCCTTGAGCGTGTCCCGGCTTGCTGCCGTCATCACCCCAGCCGCGCACAGCGCGTCGATTTGTTCTCGCGTCACCGGGTCGCCGACATCGAGTTCCCCGCGATCCAGCAGGCGAAGCGCCCACTTCACCGGGGAGCTGCCTTGCGCCAACCCCTCCAGCGCGTCCAACAGGGCCGCGCCATCGTTCGCCCCAAGCGCCGACATCACGGACCCGTACCCGATGAGGCGCAGGCTCGGGATGCGTACCGTCTTCGCGTTGATCGCGTCGGCAATCTCGCGGTCTGTCATGCCAGCGTATTCGGGCTTGGCGATTTCTTGGGCCAGCGCGTTCATCGGATCGCCCCAAACAGTCGTTTCGACTCGGCCTGACGCGCCGCCATCATTCGAGGCTTCACGATGAGCGGGTCGGTGTCGCCGTCCGCGTAGCACTCCTGCACTACCGTTTCCATCGCCCCGCGAATCAGGGCAACGGCGGGGGCCAGGTGCGGATTGCGCGAGCTGCACGAAATGCCAACCGCATCCACCACGCGGGGATACAGGCGCTCCGCGCTCGGCTTCAGATGGTCGGGTAGACCTGACGGCAAACCGCGCTCCGTGAGCCAGCGATGCGAGTAGGCCCGCTTGGCGAACGCGACAGACTCGGCCTGTGTGCGGGCGTGGTGCATCATCGTCTCGGCCTGCTCCCGGCTCGTGGGCTGCGGCAGGTGCGGCGCGACTTGCGCCCATGCAACGCGCAGGGCTTCGCCGTCGCCCGCTTCCAGCAGGTTGCGAAAGGCGAGAGAGGACATCAGTGGTCTTTCAGCGGCACGGCCACGAGGTTGTGCGAGCCGCAATGAGCACAGACGAGCGCCGTGTGCTTCCCGTGCTTGCCCTGCCTTAGTTGCAGGTTTTCCAACTGGTTGTCAGTCTTGTCGCCGTTGATGTGGTGTACCGTTTCGGTGTCTCGTAAGGGACGGCCTAGGCTGCGCGCCATCACGAGTCGGTGCTCGTACACATAACCATTGTTGTTACGCATGACGGCCAGCGGATCATCAGCCGAGACAAGCACATGGACATAGCCGCTGCTGTGCAGGAAGCGCCCGCCTCGGTATTGCTTGTGATGATCGTGTCCGTGCGTGGGTCGCGAGACTCCTGCCGCCTTAACTACGCGGTGCGGCCTTCTAACAGACGCGCCAAGAGTGCGCGCAATGTCTTTCAGTGACGCCCCGGATTGATACATGGCGACAATTTCCGCGTCTGTCATTTCGGTCAATCGAGACTGATGGTGGTGGCGGTTGTTAACTTTGGTGTAATACCACTCCCGGTGACAATATTCGGCGAGACCGTGCCAGAAAGCAGAATCGCAGCCGCACCGCCCCCCGTCTTGCCGGTCGAAAAGTGCGTGACCGTGCCCGATCCGCCAGTGCCAGCCGCAAAGTCGATGCTCGCCACAGGCGACACGCTGCCGCCAGATGCGGCGGACCACCCAGCGCCACGCGCCACGTTGACACGCGCATAGCTGGTGTACGTCGCCTCGCTCGTGCTCATGGTCCCGCCGTCGCCGGGGTCTGCTGTGTGCAGCGCGACATGAATGTTCGTCTGCGGGCTGGCCGATGCGTTGTCGGCGTAGTTCGCCCACGCGGTCGCGGAAAAGATCAGGTCCAGGATCGCGTTCTCGGTGGTGTTGCTGATGGACATTTACTCTCCTGCGCCTTCTGGCGCTTCCGGCTCAACCGGCATTTCGATTGATTCCATGACGAAGGTGCCGTCCTTCTGCTTGACTGCTTTGGCTACCTTCTTGACCGGCTTTTGCTGGATGCCAGCGGCTACCGATTGAAGGGCCAAAACAGCACCCATGACGGATGACGCCAGCGCCTGCGATTGCTCGGCTTGCTGCTGTCCGATGGTCGCAATCTGCTGCGCGGTGACAGCCAGCGTTTGTGCGAGGGCGGCGTTTTGCTCCTGCATAGCGCCAAGCTGGACGGCTGGCACTTCGATCTGCTGGAAGCGGGTTACATCGGCGTTGGTCTGCGCGGCGATCATCTGCTCTTGCGCGTTCGCCCCAGCCTCGGCGGCCTTCAGCGATACTTCGCGGTCCTTGACGCCGACTTCCTTGTCCTTGATCGTCAGTTCCTTGAACTTCAGGGCGTTGTCCGCTCGCTTGTCCTGCAACTGCATCTTCAGCGTGTTGATTTCCTGCGCCGCCTTCGCTAGTGCCTGCTGCGCCTGTTGCCCCTGCGCCTGCAGCATTTGCTGGAGCTGCATGACGATGGGGTGAACCTGGCTCTGCGCTTGGGGAGGCAGCATCGCCTTCAGTCGTTCCGCAACCTGTTCCGAGCCCGGCCAATCGAGGTTCTTCGCCAGCAAGTCCCCAATGAGTGGTGCAGCCTGCGGGAAGATGCGGATGAACTCCATCATCTGCTGTGCAGACTCTTCGCGGCGGGTGTTGAAGTTCGGGCCAGCGCTTACGGTCACGTCGTACTTCCCCACGGTAGGGTCGAAGATGCGTGAAATGGCTTTGAGCTTCTGTTGCAGTTCCGGGGGTAGAGCCGCGGCCTCGTTCTCGGGGACCGGGACGTATTCGGGCGGGCCGTTTTGCGGTCCTTGGGGTTGCCCCATCGGCATCGGGGGCGCAGGCATGCCTTGCGGCATCGGCGGGCGGCTCTGCATCGCCTGCGCCTGCTGCTGAATCGCCGTGAGTTCCGCTTTCGGGGCGAACGGCGTTCCAACCGGGACCGTGTAGGTCGTGCCGTCCTCCTGAATGCAGCGCAGAATCCGCCCCACCGTGTAGTAGTGAGGGATCAGGTCGAGGATGATTCGCCCGCCGTGCTCTACCGACTTGTTGCGGTTGTCGATGAAGTTGAAGGTGGATGTATCCCCTTCGCGCTGCCTCGCCAGAATCGCACGGCCAGAGGTTTCGTTGCTGCGGTTGCCCAGCGATGCGTCGTACATGCCGAGCACTGCTTTCATGTCGTCGTTGTCACCTAGGGCCGCTTGCATGTCGCCCATCGGAATTCCGGTGAACGGCAGGCGCACAGGCGGGGGCGCTCCATCCACCACGTCATACATCAGGTATGGCAGGTTCTTGCGGTTCGCCACCGCCCATTGATCAGCGTAGTTCTCAACCTGTCCAGCCGCCACCAACCACGGCGCTTTCGTGCCCAGCGAGAGGTATTCCGCCATCTGCGTGCGGTGGTAGTTGTACATCCGCTGCGGGTCTTTCGCCCGGCGCACCAGGCTGATGAAGTGCCGCTTGCCATTGATGTTCACTTCCTCGCCGTACATCGGGACAATAGGGATGTACTTGCCGAGCCAGTCGTTTTCCTCCAGCACGTCCGTTCCGGTGATGAGCCGCTGGCGAACCCGGTAGGTTCTCGTCATGCGGTCGCCCACAACCTCGATGCCCTGAGCCTTGAAGAAGTCCAGCAGCGTGCCGCCTTCGTCCTGCGGCTGCATCAGGCGATCCTCGTAAGTGACCATGCCATTTGACAGCTTCAGCAGCTTGGCTGGCACCTCGTCACGAATCCACCTCTCGGCGATGCGGATGCGCTTGTCCTGAAACCAGTTCTCGTCGTAGTCGGAGCCTCCACTGTCAAAGCTCGTGGCCTTCTTGTCGGTGCCGTATTTCGCCTCGAATGCCGACTTTGACATCCAGTCCGTGACAAAGGCCGAGTTCCAATCGATGGAGGTCGCCTCCTTGCCGTCCGGGTCGCCGTAGACGCTGAACGGGTTATTGATGCGCCCAACGCCGATGTCTTGGTCCCACGAGTCGTCGCAGGCATAGTCCACGTTGATGCGGAAGTAGCCGAACCCGCCGAAGACCGAGAATTCAAGCGCCGTGTCGTAGGCTTGGTCAGCCTGGCTGCTCGTTTCGATGTTGCGGATCAGGTCGGACTGGATGTCCGCGGTGTCCTTCGTCGCACCGTCGCCCAGCGGTTTGACATCAATGCTGGCGCGATTGAGCTTTCCGTCGTTGGTTACTTGCTTGCCGAACGCGGCCAATCGGTTGATCGTGAGGCAAGGGCGGCCCTCATCGGCGCGCTGCTCCTTGTCGCGCTCATCCCATTGCTTTTCAAGCAGTGCGAATTCAAGGTCGTCCTGCGATGCCTTGCGCTGCGCGGACTCTGCGTCCGATGCAGCGGCGAATGCTTCGCGGTCGTCCTTGAGTTGGTCTTTTTCCATGCGGTTCCAGCGCCGTCGCGGCGTTAGGGGCTAGGCGTTCAAGCCATCCAGCCTGTCGCCCTCATGGGCGCTAGCGGTTTCATGGGGCGCTTCGGTGCTGAGATGTGCTGCAGGCCACGACCAAACAGGCTCATCACGTCAACACCGTCATCCAACTTGCCAGCAGGGAAGCGCAGGAGTTGGCTCAGGAGGTCCGCCTTCCAAGGGGTGCCCTTGGGCAGGAATACCTTGCCCATGCTCGCCATGCCTTGAATCGTTCTAGCCCGTGTCGGCTTGTCCGCGATGCTGGGAAGCCACTCGATCCGACAAAACGCCTTGCGGTCGCTCATGCGGCGCATCAGGAACGGCTCGACCGCTTTCCTGATCGGCCCAGACTCACCGAACCAGCAGCTCGGCTCCCATTTCAGGATCAAGTCGCACTTCGATTCGATCCAGATGTCCGATGTGCTTTGCTTGCGCCACCAGTCCAGCACATACAGGTTGCCGTTCTGGTCCACTCCGCAGACACCATGCTCTGTGAAGTCCCCTCCGCCATCGGTAACAGCGTAGTCGGATGCTCCGTATTTCCTCAAGTCGTTCGGCGGCTTGTCATACTCGCCAAACCAGTCGGCTTTGAAGAAGTCGCCTTCGTCCGGGATCGGGTTTTGTTGGTACAAGGCGTTCCAGTCTCGCGCCGGCAGCACAGCCCGTATCTGTTCGAGTCGGTCCAGGGTATACCACTCGGGCCATAGGGCCGTGTCACCGTCAATCGCTGGCAGGCTCAAAACTTCCCAATGGTCCCCACCATCCGCCTGTTCGGCTAATAGACGCCCGCTCAGGTCATCGTCGTGCCAGCGCGTGTTGATGACGACGATGGAGCCGCCAGGCATGAGCCGGGTGTAGGCGGTCGATGTGTACCAATCCCAAACTCGCTGCCGCCTTAGTTCGCTGTCGGCCTCTTCTCGGTCCTTGAACGGGTCGTCAATGAGCAGGATGTCCGCGCCGCGGCCAGTGATCGCCGTCCCAACACCGGCAGCGACGTACATGCCGCCGTTTTCCGTGTGCCATCGGTTCGCCGCGTGGCTATCGGACGCTAGGCTTGTTTGGTACAGCGCCCGGAACTCGGGGCTTCCCACGATGTTGCGAACTTCGCGCCCGAAGTCGTTGGCAAGGTCGCTGTTGTAACTCGCCGCAATGATCTGCTTGCCCGGGTTTCGTCCAATGAACCAAGCCGGGAACCGCCTCGATGCCAACTCGGACTTGCCGTGCCGCGGTGGCATCAGGATCATCAACCGCTTGACTTCTCCGCGCTCAACAGCCTCTAGGCGCTCCGCAATGCGCGCGTGATGCGCTGCCGCGATGTAGGCTGGGTTCGTGTACTGCGTGAAGGCGAGCAGGCTTTCCCGCGCCTTTCTACGCGCCAGCAGTTCAGCCGCCGCGTCCTGCCGCGATAGCTGCATGTCCTACTGCTCAAGGAATAAGCAGATTTCAGCCAAAATCCGTTGCAGGCCCGTGTTTTGCGACACTTTTGGGCTGAAACGAATACTTGCGCATTGCATAGTTATCCACAGCCGCTAGGCTTGTCGGCCCGCCGCGATAGAGGCTAGCTCGTCGTCCGAAAAGTCCGCGGGCGTCAGCGTCACGCGCCCGGAGTGTTCCTGTTGGATTCTGTCGCCGTACTTTTTGGGGGCCATCTTTGAGGCAAGCCATTTGCGAGCATCCACGCGCAGGCGGTTTCTCTGCACAGCCGTCGAATCAAAGACGACTTCGACTGGGCCGTCGTCGTCACCTCCGCGAATCGTGGTCTTTTCCTCGTCCGCGATGGCGATGATTTCTTCTGCGAACTTATCGGCCTGAGCCTCCTTCGCGCGCGCGTAGTGGTCGGGGTACTGACCGAGCCAAGTCAACAACGTAGCCTTCGATACACCGAACTCGTCAGCGATCCGGTGCAACGCAACACAGTCCGCGATCCGCTCACAAATGGCGTCGATACCGGCTTCTGTCAGCTTGTCTTGGGCTGGACCAATTCCGCGTCTTCTTCCCACTTTCACCGCCTTGTTAGCGCGCTCAACTCTCGCGCCGCGTAGAAGTACCCACCCGAACCGATGTAGGTTCGCCAGCAGATAGCTCCGCTGTGGTTGCGGCGGATGTAGCCGTAGGCTCTTGCGCAGGCGGTTGCGATGGGGGTGAGTCTCATTTTCAGAAGGTCTTGGACTGCAGGCTGAACACCACGTTCCAGCCGATTTCGCCCACGGAGGCGACGGCCCCCTGAACCACGCGGATACCCTTTCCTTCGGGGACAGTGATCGGGGTTTTGACCATTTCAACCTGGGTGTAGGTGCCGCTGCTTGTTTCTTCGGTGAAGAGGGAGCGGTGCGCCAGGACTGCGCCAGCAGTTGCGCCGCCAGAGGGGGTTAGGCGGGCGGTGATTTCAGGCGGGCAGATTTGCGAACTGTCTGTGGCGCAGATGGTTGCGGCATCTAGCGCGGTTCCCTCGCGGGTGTTCGCGGTGCCGCCCGTGCCAACTGCGGTTGTACGAGTGAGAAAGACATCAGCCGCAACAACTCCTGTGACCGCCTCATCACCGGAGACAACCGGAACCACGGATTCAACGTACATCGTGTACGTCGATCCTGATGCGTTGAACAGGTCGAAGTGGACCGCGTTGGCTCCAACGGCCTGCTCCGGCACGAATAGGGTGTATCTCATTGGGTTGTCCTTTTTTTCGGCTTGCGTTGCATGCCCGGCAGGGGATCTGGCGGCCTCTTGGCTTTCACCAGCTCTGCAACGGCAGTCTCTGCC